TTATACCTCTAGCAATAGTAATAGTGTGGGGTTTTTCGTTCTCGATAGTTTCCGCACAACAATTATTCCAACCACCTTACTGGCCTTTTATGACAGTAATTTCTGGTAGTAACTCAATTACAGTAACTGAAAATGTAGAGTCTTATGATATTTCCTGTACTACTACAAATGGTGCTTGTGTAATTGGTAATCCTTGGTCTACTTTTCCTGATACTTACATGCGTGGTTCACGTCAAATAAAAGTAGACTATCAAGTCATGTCTGTATCTACTCCAACTAAATGTGAAATTGGTGTAATATCAGCATCTCGAAATATTGCTAACACAATAGCAGTTACTGCTACTACAACTCGAACAACTGCTACACTAACTCACACACTTGCATCTGCTGTAAACAATTTTGGTTTTGGTATTCGTTCTAACGACACTTCAAATCCATGTTCAATGGTACTCCGTGTATTTTCTGTAAAATCAATTAATGATGAAATATTATGGTCTCCAGCTAACAATGGTATTTCATCATCTGGTGGTGGTTCTGTAGATATTGACACTACTGAAATAGAAAACCGCATTGATTCAATCAACACAACTTTAGTTTTATTCTTCCTCTTTGCATTAACATTTATTGGCTACTCTACTATTATTAATATTCGCAAAACGTAACATGTACGATATACTCGCTTCAACTACTGCTATGACTGCTCTCAATGATGGCTATAACGAAGTCATTATATCTCTTTACGGTGCTCTACTCTTTGTTATAATCATAGTAGCTATTATTCGTAATTTATTTAAATAGTATGTCACGCCGTAGATATCGAGCTGGTGGAAAAAAATGGTCACTAACTAAAATGCACAGTCGTGAGGGTTCTTTATTTTTTAAAACTCTTTCTGCTGGTGCACAAAAAGTATGGGCTGGTACTGATGCAAAATGGTCACGTAATCAAATGAAGAGGTCAATGCGTAAAGCAAAATAATATGTCCGAAACACAAATTATAGAATTATTTAAACTCTTTATATCCGCTTATTTCCTTGGTGTTTTTATTGCTCTCATGTATTGGACAATATTGTCAGGTCTTGCTATTATGAAGCCAGAGGTAGAAAAATAAGTTCTTGATATGAATGCAGTAATTGATGCTGTCGTAGCATCTACCACTAGTGGTATCACAAACACTTTGACTACTAACTTGCCATCAATCTTTGCGATTTTTGCTGGTCTTGTAGCCCTTGGTCTGATTCTACGTATGGTAGGTCGTCTCATCGGCGGTCGTGCATAATCTTGGTTATGTGGAGAACGGTGCGAGGGGTAGTGCACGCACAACCCTCGCACCGTGACCCATGCAACTAATAAAACTGTTTACATTTTTATTCTTACTCTTTGCATTTACTCAAAATGTAGTAGCTTCAACTGTATATGAAACTAACGCACCTCTACAAAATGTAGTGTTATCAAATTCTTCTTTAGATTCACGAAACACGACTTTTATTAAAATACCTACTCTTACTACTTTTGATAGAGTGGCTTTACCTCTTTCTGATGGTGGTTCTTTTTACTTCGGTGTACGAAATGACCCTAACAATGATTCTTTTCCATGTACTGATGTTCCAATGTCTAACTGTTACGATGATGATACTTGGATTACTGGTCCATCAGGTCCAATAACTGGTGTATTAAAATCAACTGGATAACCTACTTGACGTGCTGGATCATATTTCATTCCTTTAACAAACCATTCGTAGTTAACAGCAAGTTTACCTGTTCCAATTCCTGGAGTAGCAGTTGCGTTAACAGTTGTAGTTAACAAACCTAAATTTTGTTGAGGTTGTGTTAAATCTTGAATGTTTTGGAATAATTTACCTTTAGCATCACATTTGCGAAAACCTACATGCTGATCGTCTTTTGAATATGCTAAATCGTGACCAGAGTCAATAAAAGCCTGATCCAACTCTTTATCATCAATATGTCTGGTAAAACCTACATTTTTAGTAATACAACCATCACCTAATAGTAACCCAAGTACATATGGATCAATACTGGCAGGGTACTTGTAAGCTACATTGTAGCGTACTGGTGTTGTTACTGGGATAAGTGGATTGTATCCACGATTAATCCAGTCAATCATTTCTTCTGTTGATACTACTTTTGCTGTATCTGGAAACAAACTATTCTTAGCACAACCTATACCGGCATCTAACATCCGTTTAGATTTCTTATTCTGTCGTCTAGCTCTCCAGCTTACCCACAAATGTTCCAAACCAGCTTCACATGATGAGCCGTCCGCAAATGTTAACTTATAAAACTGATGATTAAAGTGTGGGTATACAGCGCGTACTTTTTGGACAGAACCATCTGGGTTTGATATATTATCTCCAACCTTTACATCACCCATATGTTTATAACCAAATGGTGTAATAACCTTACTATCTGTAGGGGCAACTTTACCTCCCCCAGCTCCTCCACCAAAAATTACAATATCCGCTGTAGAAGCTAGAAACAGCTCTTGGGGGACGCTGTTGGCACGTAAAACTTTCATTATTTCTTCCTCTTAACCTCAACAGAATCAATATTGAGTTTATACCCTATGATTGAACTAGATGATACCAATGTGTTGCTGTTTACCCGCGCTACTGATGGGAAAGAGTTCTCCTTCTACATCCGTAACCTGTATATCCTGACTGCCCGAGCTGCCAATATGAGCATGGTGCAGTATCTGACAGAATACGCTAACAACCGTGTACCTGACCCACATCTGGTAGCATCTGATGCAAACCTTGTCAAGCTGTACGATATGTTTGACTGGAGTATCCATGAAATACTACAAGTTATCAACCCAGACCTCCTAGAAGAAAAACCAACCGATAAAACCCTCTGCGCGAGAAGTGCTGTAATACACATAGTACAACAACTAATCACTGAATACAAGATTAAACGAGAACCCTGATATGCGCTGTACCGCCTGTGACGCTGCTCTGACGAATGCAGAGCTGACCCATACCAACCCTATCACCCACCTCCCTGAAGACCTCTGTAACAAGTGTCTGGGCAGTATTAGCGATATTGTCAACCTGACTGAGCTACCTTACTACGATGAGATAGTCATTCACGGAGATTGTTGCTAATATGAAACTGAGTGATGATGAGAACTTTGTAAAGATTACAGAGGGTCTCAATATAATTCCTGATCCGCAACCGTCCAAGATTCCTTTTGGTGGCAAAACACCAGAACAGTTCTATGAGGAGCGTCCCCAGACATTCCGTAACGGTGAATCTGGTAATCCAATGGGCAAGAAGCCGGGAACGAAGTCACGCAAGACTGTCCGACAGATTGCAGAGGAGATGAACTTCGATCCTATTGAAGCAGCTATCATGATGATACGGGAAGACCCTAAAATCAAGAAGCGTTTCAAGATCAGAGATGGTGTGCCTATTATGGTCAAGCAACAGCTGCTGAAGTTTGTTGGCGACAAGATGTATGCCAGCTTGAAATCTGTGGATATGTCTATTACTGACGGAGATGCTGAAAGTAAGCCGCGCACAGTCCAGTTGTATTTACCTGAGAAGGGTTCAACTGAGAAGCGGCTGAAGTCTAGCGGGGCTACGCCCCAGAAAGAGCGTGTAATTGAGCATGACGCTGATGAGCCAGTCAGATTGGAGTTGACGATGGATTTAGGTAGCCAGATTAAGGCGCGTGATCCTGTTGAAGTCAAACGGAAGAAATAATGAAAGTACTTCGTGCTAATTCACGCCCACAGGAGCTATTCCTAGCTTCTACAGCAGATATTGTAATTTTTGGCGGAGGAGCTGGCGGAGGCAAAACGTACGCTATCCTGTACGACACGTTGCGTTATGTAGAAGACCCAAATTATAGAGCAGTTATCTTTAGAAGAACCAGCCCTATGTTGACAAGTCCCGGAGGTCTCTGGGATACAGCAGCACAAATTTATACCCTTCCCGGTATAGATGGGATACCAAAACAAAAAGATTTAACCTATAATTTTCCTTCTGGGGCAACTGTTAAGTTCTCTCACATGGAACACGTATCAGATATGCTTGCATGGCAAGGCTCACAGCTCACAGCAGTATATTTTGATGAAGGTACTCACTTCGACCCACAGCAAATTACATATATGTTGTCACGTCTTCGATCTGAGGCGCAAGTTGATGGTTATATGCGTATCACCACCAACCCAGATAATTTACATAAAATAAGAAAGTGGATTGATTGGTGGATTGATCCAAAAACAGGTTTAGCTATCCCAGAACGCTCCGGTGTTGTTAGATATTTTGTAATGATAGGAGATGAGTGGATATGGGGTGCAACTAAAGATCAGTTGTTAAAAGACCCTGACGTAGTAAGAACATTATCGGACTCAGATACAGGTTTGGTAGATAGAAACCTTATCATGTCGTTCACTTTTATTCCAGCGTTACTATCTGATAACGTAGATTTGCTTAAAAATAACCCAAGGTATCGTGCATCCCTCATGGCAATGCCAAGAGTGGATAGAGAAAAACTATTAGGTGGTAACTGGAATATAACAGCCAACTCAGGTGACTACTTCAACCGTAAATGGTGTCTGGAAGTAGACCGCAACATGCTCCCACACAACCTACACCGCGTCAGATATTGGGATCGCGCTGGTACTAAACCTAACCCTGTCAATGAAAACCCTGACTGGACAGTGGGTCTACTGGTAGGCAGATGCGACCACGGCTACACTTGGATACTGGATATGGTCAGACTGCGCGATACGCCAGCGTCTGTCAGAAGTACCATCCTGTCTACAGCTACTGCAGACTGTGCGTTATACCCATCTACGCGAATTGTCGTAGAGAAAGACCCCGGTGCTGCAGGTAAATCAGACGCAGAGATGCTGATAAAAGCCCTCGGTGGGTTTGATGTTCGCGCTAGACCAGTTACCAAGGCTAAGTTAACCCGCTTCCTTCCGTTCTCAGCCGCTGCAGAGGGTGGTATGATCAGGGTAGTACGGGCTACATGGAATGATGACTTCTACGCTGAACTGGAGGCTTTTGACGGCTCTGGTAAAGGCAAAGACGATATTGTTGACTGTGCCTCTGGCGGTTATCTGGAGCTGGAAGACAAATTCAACCTACCTGACTTCATTTTACCGTCCATGACAGGTAAAGTCAATAGCTTTTCGATATAAAATTAGGCTAAAATGACATTTTATGGTATAATGATCTTGCGGTAATACACCGCCTGCTAAAACCATTTGCCAGAAACTAGGCTGTCTAAACCACATTTGATAGTGCAACGCTATTGGGTGTGGTTCTCTAATGGGCGACATATGCTAAAGAAACTCCTGAAAAATAAGAAATTCTGGACAGCACTGACCCTTGCTGCTGCCTTATCTGGCGCGGCTGTTAAGCCTGAATATGCGGCTGTAGCTACTGAACTGGCTGCAGCGGTTATTGAAGCAACACAAGAGCAGACAGTAAAACCATGACTCCCGGTAAAGTCAATCTAGTTATATACCAAGGTGCTACATTCTCTAAGGAGTTTGTATGGCAGCTAGGCGGTACTCCTGTTGATTTGGCAGGATACACTGCGTTAATGGATATACGTGCTGATATTGATTCAGAAACACCAATAATCACACTATCCACTGCTGACGACACTATTGTTTTAGAGGAAGAGGCTGGGAAAATAATAATACAAATAGCAGCCCAAGACACAGAAAATTTACAATTCAGTAGGGCAGTGTATGATTTAGAGTTATACAGCCCTGATGGTATTGTGACTCGCTTAATACAGGGTAGTGTAACCCTCAGTAAAGAGGTTACGAGGTGACGTGTCAAACTATTGTTGTAGACGACCCTCAAACTACAGTAATAGCAACAGATACTCCAGCAACGACTGTAGTATCAAATGAGCAAGTTACAGTTGTAGTAGAAACTGTAGAGACAACAGTAGTTAATACTGAAACAGAAACCCACGTCATAAATGTTGCGGATGTTGTATACGTTAGTGGTAGTGGTGGTTCAGGCAATTCTTTTTTCCCTAGTGGATGGTAAACAGAGGTATTTATGAGTTTAAGCAACGCAACAGAATCAGATGCTCTTGATTGGGTATTAAAAGGAGTTGATCCAGCTTGGAGAGCAGGTGCTACAGGTTATTACGCGCTGGTTACTGGTGTGGTAGATGAAGCCAACCCACTTGCAAATGAATGTACATATACTGGTTATGCGCGTGTAGCACAGACAAAGGCTACAGCATTTAGTGGTTCCGGCTCAAGCCGTACCAATGCAAATCTTGTTCAGTTTGGTAAGCGTACTGATGCTGGTGCAACACAGGTAGCAACCAATCTTATCTGGTGTGACTCTGCCAGTGGTGCTGTCACTATGGCATTTATTGCACCACTAGATGATGATCTTTCCATCAGTATTAACATACGACCACAGATTGAAGCTGGTGGTGCTACGTTTACTGCTGAGTAATGACAGGTTTTGTAGGTGTACGTGATTGGGTAGACGCTCCTGATTTAGGGCGATCCCATATCACAACATTCAGAAAACAGGTAGCGTCTGCTGCTACACTGGCAAATGACTGGGTAGACTACACATACTTCTCTGGTAATCCACCAGCGAATTTCTATGCGTCTGCGCCACTTGAATCTTCTGTAGTTGAATCAATACGCGGTATTCTTTTGCCGAATGTTTCTCCTATGAAGCAGTTCCTGCACAGACTTACAGTAATGTCCTCTGCTGCAAGTGCTACAGGTACAACCAACCAACGACAGACTTTAATCCTCGCAGATTATCTCCTATATTATCCATTTATTGACACGGACGCTCTCGGAGAAGAACAAACTACTACTGCTGTGGCGGCGATACCAAGATATACATCTGGTGATGGTGTTATGATGATGGCTGTTGCACAATCAGCAGCATCTACTATTGGTACATTTACAGTAACCTATACAAATAGTGATGGTGTTTCTGGTAGAGTCAGTCAGGGTACATTTACAAAGGTAGTAGCAGGTGGTGGTACATTAGTCACCTCAACAACAAATAATATTGCTGGGTCACAACCATTTATTCAGCTAATGGCTGGAGATAAAGGTGTTAGAAGTGTGGAGAGTGTAACATTCTCTGCTGCTGGTGGCGGGCTTATGGCGATTGTACTTGTCAAACCGTTACAACATTTTTATAGCACACAGGAATGTAGACGCACAACTACAGGTAACTTAGAAAGTTACGGTGCTGCATCCCAGTTTGAATCTCTTATTCATAAAACACCAACTGAAATACAACCAAATGCTGTACTAGGTATTATTGGTTTAGGAAATGCTGGTAGTTTAGCATCATCAGTTTTAGTTGGTACATTAGAAACAATTTGGAGTTAGTTTTATGGGATTTGCTTCTCAAGATGCACTTATAAATGATATTACAGTTAACGGTAAAGTAGACTCCATTGTATATCAAAAAACAACTGTAGCCGCTGGACAAGCAGGTTTCTGGCAACATTTACTGAACTCTGCTGGATCAGTACCCGCAGCCACATTTGGTGGTGCTGAAGCCACATTTGTTCCAACTGATAATACATGGTCTGAAGGTTCAATACCTATTGGAGACCAGACAGCACCAGTTACAAAACATATTCTCAGTATGGGAGTATCCGCTGTAGCGGCTGCTGGTGCGCCGTGGTTTATTCTCCCTATTGACTTGGTTGGTTACGCAAAACTAACAACTACTAATGTCACTACGACTGGAACAAAAGCCATTACAATGACACCTATTGCTGCTACGGCTGCAAATGTTGACCGTTATCCTAATGGAGAAGGTTTACGACTGTTTGTTGGTGCGTATGCTACGATGGGCGCGAATGCCCCAACTATGCAAATCACTTATACCAATACAGCGGGTACTACTGGTAAAGTTACGGTAGCTGGATGTGTATCCACTGCATCAGCTACAAATGGAACAATATTGAACAGTGGTAACGCTGCAAACAAATATGCACCATTCTTACCTTTAGCTGCTGGTGATACTGGTGTAAAAGATATTGAATCCTTAACATGGGGCGGTACTGCCCACGCCTCTGGATCAGTTTTTATTGGTCTGTGTAAACCACTTGGTATGCCTATCCCTATTCCAGCAACAGGTTTGTATCAACTTGTGGATTTTGTAAACACATTACCATCTATGCCAAAATTACGTAATGGTGCAAACGTATCGTTTCTACTGTTTGGCACAGGTGCGACTACTACTGGTGCAACAGTTTACACAAACTTCGATTACGCTTGGGGCGGTTAAGTGGGTTTGTTACAGAATGGGTTTAGACACAGACTAATTGGTAAAGCCTATGGTGCTACTCTGCTGGATGGTGCTTTAGCAACAACACAAGCCTGTAACTTTTCTCAAGCTGCAACCAATAGAAATAAGACGGTAGGGGAAGCAATTTCCAGTAAGTACGCATCAGTACCATCTGGAAGTCAACCACCCTATTGCTGGATATTACCACAAGAAGGCGGGGGAATAAAAACATTTCGACGTGGTGACGTTTCACTTAATGGTACAACTATTGGTGAATTAGGTCTACCACGCTCTGCACAAGCTGACTTAACACTCTCTGGAACACTAGCATTAGATGGTTTGTTGTCTGGAACATCTGTTGCAATGCTTATTACTACATCTTCATCCACATTAGATGGCGATGGCACTATAACACCAACCGTAACTGTAACCCTATCAGGTAATATTGCAGCGGAAGCTGGTGCATTAGGTACTGCTTCAGGTGGTATGGTTTTAGACGCTACTGTAGTAGCTGGTCTTGTTGTCAGTGCTGCTGCTCAAGCCAACCTCTTATTGGATGGTGGCACAAATATAGATGGTGCTTTGGAGTCTACAGCGACAGCCAGTATGACGTTATCTGGTCTGATAGACCTTGTAGGTGCGTTGTCTGGAGTTAGTAATACCCAGTTAACCCTCTCAGCAAACAGCACCATTGAAGGCTCAGGAATACCCTCTACTGCAGGCACATTAACATTGTCTGGTGCAATAACCACATTAGCTGATGGTATTTTCACAGCGTCTACAGCTAATACAGGTGATGACACACTAACTACTGACGCTATTGCGGCTGCTGTTATGAACTATGTAATAGAATCTGGATACAGCTTCCAGCAAGTTACAAGGCTTATGTCTGCCATATTAGCTGGAAAGACAGAAATAGTTGATTTAGGAGGTGGTACTGCTACTGTCACATTCCGTAATCTCTCCGATGATACTAACGCTGCTGTGTTTGACCTTGATGGTAGTGAGCGTATTAGCCGTACTGATGATCTTTAACCAAACCAAAGGAAACAACCATGAAAGCAATAATCACACTTTACACCTCTATCCCAGATAACAACGGTGCAGATAAGCGTGTATTAGCTGGAGATTTTGAATTACAAGATAACGGGAATTTAACTGCCCAGACACTAATTGGTTTGGCAACACTTAAACCAGAAGACGTTCAGATGAGTGTAGAGCTGGCTGAAGGGGTAGAATTAGAGAACCTACCAGCACACATCTGGCTGATTAACTAAGCCTATTACCATATATTTGAGTCTAATACAACAAATAATTAGTGGTTTTTAGACTTTAATGGTATAATAGGTACTTGTTGAGAACAATAAGAAATATGAGATTCCGTGGCAAAGCTTAAACAAGGCACTCAGTTCTCCGATACTTCTCCTGCAAATCAGGTAGGTGTAAGTGGATTAAAGGTAGACTCTGGGCTGGTGTCTGAGGAGTTTCTGCCTGCGCTACGGTTTCCCAAACAGAACGCTATTTACAAGGAAATGATGTACAACGACCCTATTGTGGGCGGTATGTTGTTTGCCATTGAAATGATTATACGGAAGGTTACATGGACACTAGAGCCAGCTTCCGATACAGCTAGAGCCAAGCAAGTCGCAGAGTTTGTTGATACCTGCAGACACGATATGGAAAAGTCTTGGGCTGAGACAATAAACGATATTCTATCATTTCTGCCATACGGTTTCTGTGTTACTGAGAAACTGTTTAAACGTAGAGTTGGCAGTAAAGAAAAAGATTTACGATACAAGTCAAAATATTCTGACAACCTCTGGTGCTGTATCGTGAAATAATCTTGTCAGTATCAAACAACGTACCAGACGCTTGTTTTGAACCCAACAGATCAATAGTAAATAATTCATTGCCTTTGTCATCATATGCTTTAGGCATAATAATACAGGCTTGTTCGTTAGCACGAATACTCGTACCGATGTCCTTCATTGCTTCTACAACAGAACGTTGTTCAGCAGTAGCATTAGGACTGAGATAAGCAGGAGGAATCCCAATAATAGGAATACCCTTCATGTTTCTCTCTACACCAATAGCCTCAATTTCTTCAATCGTCTTCTTGAAATACCAAGGGCGGTATGCCTGACGAAGAATTGAAATACCCTCTGGATTATCTTTCCTGCTGTTTGTTCTAAACAGAAGAAATTTATCTCTAGGTATAAAAATCAGATTACCGTTGTTGGGGTCACGTTGTACAAGACCGAGAAGTTCTGAGGCATCTCCTTGTGTTGGAGCAAATAAACCTTTCTTATCGTCTTCT